CACATATGATTACAGCAGGTGATCTTGATATGGAAGTCATCTTTCTTGCTCTTGATAGACCTGAAGATGTTAAAAAATTATTATCATTAGAACTTACTGGGGTATGGATTAATGAAGCTAGAGAAATACCTAAGTCTATTGTAGATGCTTGTACTATGAGAGTTGGAAGATATCCTAGTGTAAAAGATGGTGGTGCTACATGGTCAGGAGTTATTTGTGATACAAATAGTCCTGAAGAAGATCATTGGTGGTCTATTATGTCAGGTGAAGTGCCAGTACCAGATCATATTACTTTAGAAGAAAGTCGTATGTTGATAAAGCCTGATAACTGGCAGTTCTTTACACAACCTAGTGGTATGATAGAAAAGAAAGATGATGATGGTACTGTTATTGGATATGAACCAAATGACAAAGCAGAGAATAGAAAAAATATTTTAGAATCTTATTATTCTAATCTTGTTCAAGGTAAAACAAAGTCTTGGATAGATGTGTATGTAATGAATAGACTAGGTTCTATACAAGATGGTAAACCAGTTTATAATATGTTTGTTGCTGATACTCATGTATCAAAAGAAGAAATACCAGTTGCAGATGGTGTGCCACTTTATATTGGACTGGACTTTGGTCTTACACCTGCTGCTATTTTTGGTCAAAAGGTTCGTGGTCGTTGGCTTATCTTACAAGAACTTGTAGCCTTTGATATGGGTATTGTTAGATTTGCAGAACTGCTACGTTCAGAAATAGCAACACGATATGGTAATCTTGAAGTAAATATTTATGGTGATCCTGCAGGTGACTATAGATCACAGACAGATGAAAGCACACCTTTTCAGGTTTTAAGAGGTGCAGGATTGATGGCTAGACCTACAACAAGTAATGATGTGTCCTTAAGAATTGAGTCAGTTTCTACAGTTTTAAATAGAATGGTAGATGGTCAATCAGGGATTTTAATTGACTTTAGGTGTAAAGAATTGGTAAAAGGATTTGAGGGGGGTTATCAATATCGAAGACTCCAAGTATCAGGAGAACGATATGAAGATAAACCTCTAAAGGATAGATACTCACATATCCATGATGCAATGCAGTATCTTATGTTGGGTGCAGGTGAGGGAAGGCAAGTGTTAGGTATGATGAAACCATTAGAAACATTTAATGCAAGAGTTGACTATGATGTATTTCAAAGAAAAGCGAAACCAGTAAGAAGACAAGGCTTATGGGCAAGAATGTAAAGGAGTAAACTATGTGTCTAGGTGGAAGAAGTAGCAGTCCTCCTCCTCCAACTAAAGAGGAAAAGGAAGCTGAAATGGAAAGAGAAGCTGAAAAAGAAAATGAAATGGCTAAACGAGAAGATGCCAGACAAGATGTTCTTGAAGAAAATATTACAAGAAAAAGAAAAGGTGTAGGTCGTAGATCATTGCTTCGTGGTTCAGGTGGTGGCATTGGTTTTTATAATGAGTATCAAGACTAATGCACGAAAAAACTGCTGATATGATGATACAAAAATATGAGAAAGCTCTCTCAGTTCGTAGAGAGTTTGAAGAATTGTATGATGAAATATTTGAGTATTGTTTACCACAACGACAAGGTTTTAAAAATTATTCAGCAGGTCAAAGAAGAGATGACAAGATATTTGATGAAACTGCTGTTGTAGGAATACAAGAGTTTGCATCAAGACTTCAATCAGGATTAACTCCAAATTTTGCAAGATGGGCAGACTTTGTTACTGGTCAAGAAGTTCCTGAAGAAGAGAAAGATGATATCAACAATGCACTAGATGAGGTAACAGATTATGTATTTGAAGTATTGCAAACATCAAATTTTGCCCAAGAAATACACGAGTGCTTTATCGACTTGGCTTTGGGTACTGCTGTACTTTGTGTCATGGAAGGTGACGCTGTTAATCCTATTCGTTTTCAATCTATACCTTTGCCTCATGTTGTTTTAGATACTGGTCCTGATGGCATGGTAGATCATGTCTATAGAGAGAGAATGATTAAGAATGAAGATATAATGATAGCTTATCCAAATGCTATTGTATCTTCTAACATAGCAAATAGAATACAAAACAATCCTGAAGCAAAAACTAAAATCTTAGAAGTATCATGTAAGTTATATGACAAGCCTAATGAAGAAAGATATTCTTATATGGTTATTGATGTAGCTGACAAAACAATGATTATGCAAGAAACATATGAAGGTGTTGGATCTAATCCATTTATTGCTTTTAGATGGAGTAAAGCATCAGGTGAAGTATATGGTAGAGGACCTGCTGTAAATGCTTTGAGTGCAATTAAAACAACTAACCTTACTATAGAATTAATATTAGAAAATGCACAGATGGCTATATCAGGTATCTATCAGATAGATGATGATGGTGTTATCAATGTAGATACAATAAATCTATTGCCCGGAACTGTCATTCCGAAAGCACCTAATAGTCAAGGACTACAGCCAATTAGAGCAGCAGGTTCATTTGATGTGGCACAATTAATTTTAAATGATATGAGAAATAATATTAAACGAGCATTGTATAATGATATGTTAGGTGATCCAAATAGAACACCTGCCTCTGCAACAGAGGTGGCAGAAAGAATGGCTGACTTATCAAGAAAGATTGGTTCTGCTTTTGGTAGGCTACAAGCAGAAATGGTACAACCAGTTTTACAAAGAATAGTTTATATTTTGAAGAAACAAGGTCGTATTGAAATGCCAACAGTTAATGGTAGAGAAGTAAAGATACGAAGTGTATCACCATTAGCACAAGCACAAAGCAATCAAGATATAGTTTCTTTAAATAGATTCTTACAAACAGTTGCTAACTCTTTTGGTCCTGAGATATTGAATGTATTAATCTCTTCTGAAGAAACAGCACTATATCTTGCTAAGAAGTTTGGTGTACCTGATAAACTAATTCGTGATGCTGATGAAAGGCAACAGTTAGTACAGATGGCACAACAGATGCAACAACAAGGAGGATTACCACAAAATGCAACCGAAGCACTTGGGGGTTGACGGATTCCCACGATCAAAAGATTCAGACGAAATAATTTCTAAAAATGTATTGTCACTATTTAATACCCCTAATGGTATTGAAGTTCTGAAGTATTTGAAGTCTGTAACTATAGAAGCAGTATCAGGCAGTAATATTTCAGATGCCGAACTTCGGCACTTGGAAGGGCAACGATATATTGTTGCTTTAATTGTTAAAAGAATAAATCATGGACAAAGGATAAACAAATGAATGAAGAACAACAAGTAACACAAGAATCTGCTACTGAGCCTACATCAGATGTGCAAAGTAATCCTCCCACAACTGAATCAGTAGCAGACCCAGTAGCACCATCAAGACCTGAGGGCTTGCCTGAAAAGTTTAATACTTGGGAGGATATGGCTAAGTCATACTCTGAGTTAGAGTCTTGGAAAGGTAAAAAAGAAGAAGATATAAAAAATGGTTTGCTTCAAGAGTTAGAAACTGAGGCTTATTCTAATCGACCTCCTAGTGCAGGTGACTATCAAATACCTGAGATATTAGATGAATCAGAAGCAGCAACTAATCCTCTGTTACAATGGTGGGCAGACTATTCTTGGAATAATGGTTTATCACAAGATGAATTTAATGAAGGTATAACTAAATGGGCAGAGCATAATGCTCAACCAAATCTTGATGATATAAAAAAATCATTGGGTGATAATGCAAATGCAAGAGTAGAATCAGCACAGTTATTTATGCAAAAGTTTTTTCCTGCAGAGATGCAAGATGCTGTAGCACAGCTTGGAACAAGTAAAGAAGGGATTATGGCACTAGAGCTTATTCAACAAAAAATGCAAGGCACTTCGCCACAACAACAGATAAGTCAGCCAAGTCAACTAACGCAAGGTGATATTGAAGCTGCAATGCGTGATCCTAGATACTGGGATAACAAACAAAGAGATATGAATTATGTCAGAGAAATCGAGGAAAAATTCAAGAAGCTTTATGGGTGAAGGTGTTTATGATGGCTTTGCTATTGCTAAAGCTACATCTGAACACGCCAATCTACTTCAACATAATTTAAGAGATAGTGACGTACGAGAGTGTATTATACATGGTGCATCACCTTTTCGTGCTTTAATGTCAGGTGTTAGAGAAAAAGGTGAGAACTATACTTGTATTATAGATGGTCAGCCTATTTGTATGTTTGGTGTTAACCCAATAATGAATAGCATGATAGGTAGAATATGGCTACTTGGAAGCTATGAAATAGAAAATAGAAGACGTAAGTTTGTTAGATGGTCACAATCTGTAGTTAATTATTATCAAGAACAGTATTATCAATTAGAAAATGTAGTACCTGCAGATCATACAGATACTATAGAATGGCTAGAGTTTTTAGGGTTTGAACTAATGACACCTGCAATAAAATTAAATAGTTTTAAGGTTTTTAGATTTGTTCGTTGCAAAGGTGATGAAATTTTGATAAATAAAGAAGAACAGCCTATTCAATGTTGATAGCCCTATTGGATAACTAGATGACACAAAGAGTAGATAACTGGAAATGTAAATAACTTTTAATAGGAGAGTGTAATGGCTAACACAATAGATCAAGCCTTTATTACGCAGTTCGAAACAGAAGTTCATTTAGCTTATCAGAGAATGGGCAGTAAACTTAGAAATACTGTTCGTACAGTAAGTAATGTGAATGGAAGTACAGTACGATTCCAAAAGATTGGTACTGGAACTGCTAGTACAAAATCCAGAAATGGACAAGTGACACCAATGGAACTAGCACATACTAATGTAGATGTTTCAATGTCAGACTTTTATGCAGCAGAATTTATCGATAAGTTAGACGAGTTAAAGACTAACATTGATGAAAGACAAGCAATAGCAACAAGTGCTGCTGCTGCTCTTGGAAGAAAGACAGATGAGATTCTATATACTGCTATGGACTCAGGTGCAAACTCAACTCAAATACATGACACAAATGGTGCTGTTGAAAAAGCAGATTTGTTAACATTATTTGAAACTTTTGGAACTGCTAATATCCCTGAAGATGGACAGAGATATTTAGCTATGCACCCAAAGGGATATGCTGACTTATTTTTAATTAATGAGTTTGCATCATCAGACTTTGTTGGTGAGCAAAATCTACCATTTGCAGGTGGTATGACTATGAAAGAATTTTTAGGATTCAAGATATTCTCTACTGCTGCTATTACAGCAGGTAAGAATATGGCATATCATACAACTTCAGTTGGTCTTGGTATTGGCTCAGATGTAACAACCGAACTTAATTATGTCGCTGAAAAGGTATCACACTTGGCAACTTCAATGATGTCAATGGGTGCTACTGT